AATCGGCAACTATTAATAAGAAAGGACTGGAAGCAGTTTGTACCGCCAATGTTATCAAGTATATTTGGAGGTGTGAAGAAAAAGGAGGACTTGAAGATTTGAGAAAAGCCAAGTGGTATCTCGAAAAGATGATTAGTTCTATAGAACAAAGACCTGGTGTTGTATCTAGCGATCACGTGGCTCACATTCCATTAAACTCAACAAGTTTCAGTAAATTATGAAAGAAAGAATTTTACAATTAGAAAAACTATTTTGCTGGTTTGAATTTTACCAACAAAACAATAACGAGATAGAGGCTAATAAATGCCAAAAACAAATCGAAGCTAAAAAGCGAGAGCTGAAAGCGTTAAGACAAAGGTAATCTTATGGACAAAATAACTAAGTATATGAAGGATAATCTCTTATCAGAAGAGGATATTATGAATAGACTACAGGTAATTGAGTTAGATCCAGCTAAAGACTTATATGTTACAATGATTGATTCCTCAAAGGAATTAACTAAAGCAGTTAAACAAAAAACACTAGACTTAACAGATGACAATTATCAGAAAAGTTTATTTCAGCTTCTGCAGGCTGGCGATAAAGTATCAAAGTCTTTACGCTTGGCTAAACTAGAAGCGTTTCCAGAAGAACAGGATGATGACGAAGGTGTATCATTCTTAGATAGAACAGCAAGAAAAAAATAAAAAATGATCATACTACCTGACGCAGCAAACTCACATTCGAAATTCGAATACGATATCTGGAATAGAAAATTCGGATTAAATCCAAACGCCACAAAAAAAGAAAAGGATTTGTGGTGGGGGAAAGAAGGAGAATACTGGCACGAGGGTAGGTTTGGTCTAACAGGTGCTCATTATTTCTCTCTGACTCAGGCTACAATTAAAGATGCTACTGGTTATAGAATGAAACCGGTATGGAGAGATTTAGATGATCTGATCTATGGTGCCTATGATCAAGCAAGAAGAACATCTTGGGATTTGATGGTAACCAAAAGACGTGAGGCCGGTCTGTCTCTTACATTCGGAGGAATTATTCCAATGTGGATTGCGCTGACCAATCCGGGATCTACTTCGCTGATGACCTCTGCTGATAAAACTCGATTAGAGGAAATGTACAAAGATAAGCTGCGTGTAGTTTATGATGGACTGGATGAGTATATCAGACCGGGAGTTGTTGCTACTCGTCAAGCAGGTTACTTACACTTAGGTAAGCTAGATGTAAAAACCGGTAGAGTAGATGGTTTAGATTCTAAAATCATTACTCGTGAAACTGTTGATCAGCCAACCTCGTTAGAAGCGTTTCGTGCTATGCACATTTTCTTGGATGAGTTCTTCTTACATCCTAAGGCAGATATTGTACACAGATCAGCACAGGCTTCCGTTAAAAAGGGTTTCGTAAAAGTTGCTCCTATTGTTATGGGAGGAAGTGCCGGTGAATCTTCTGTTGTCGGTCAAAAGAAAGGAGCCGAACTTTGGAAGAATGCTGAAGCTATTCGAATGCTCACTGTATTTCTTCCTGGTTGGATGGGAATCAGTCAGGCACCAGAGCTAGATGCGAAAGGAAAAGAAACTGGAAACATTCTTAACTTCTGTCCTAATGGTATCTCAGATGAGAAAGCAGCCAGAGAGTGGATCATGAAGACCAGGGATCTGTATGATAAGATGGATGATAAATCATATCTTGACAACTTCATCAAACAGTATCCTCTAGACATTCAAGAAGTGTTTAGTGCTAATGCAAAGGGAGCCCTTCCTCAAGATGTGGTTACAAAACTAAATGAACAGGAAAGAATACTCTTAGCTAACCCTGCACCTATAGAAAAAGCTGATATTCAACGCGATGTAGATCGAAAATTCAACATCATACCCAACAAAGGAGGCAAATTTTCAATTCTAGAGCGTTTCAATCCGGCTCATCAGTACATTGCCGGGATGGATCCAATACCATTTATTAGTGCAAAGTTAAATGACGGTTCTCAAAACTGCATAGCGGTAAAAGATATTGATGCAAATAGATATGTAGCTTATTATATGGAAAGAGCTATTGACCCTGACATTATTGTGACAAACTGTATTAACCTACAAGATTACTACGGACAAGCTAAGATGTTAGTCGAAGCCAACCGAGGAGGTGTTATCATAGATCAGTACAAGAACAGAGGCAGACTTGATCTTTTGGCTCGGAGACCCAGCACATTAGGAAAAACATTCTTAGCCACCAAGGAGGATTTAAAATCATACGGTTGGTATAAGAATGATCACACGGCCGAAAGAGCAAATGCATATCTCATTGACTACTTAAGACACAACTGGGATAATATTTATTTTCCTCTGATAATCGAAGAAGCTAAAAACTATCTCGTGGATAATACGGATTTATTGGATGCTATTGTTTCTTGTGAAATCTATCACAAACACATAGCTGAAAAAAACAAAGTAGTTGTTATGGATCAACCTACTAAAAGACAAATTCCAGTTATAGAATATATAAATGGTAGAGCTGTAAAAACATGGAAAGAGGTTAAGTTATAACTTACCTCTATTCCTTGCTCTATTTTTTGAACTCTTTTCAAGCACCATACTACCATCTTTCTTATGACTGAGATCTACGCCTTTAGCGTTTCTCTTTCCATAGATACCTCGTTTCTTAGCTTCACCATTTAGTTCGGCTCTGTACTTCTTACGAGGAGTAGTTGCTTGATATTCCTTATCATAGGAATAATCTCTTCCTGTGGCTTTATTACTCTTAGGTCGAGTATTTTTTCCTACGATTTTATTTTTCATTTTTGTATTGTTTGCGAGTAACCCTCGATTGCGTTTAAATAGAATTTTATTTCATATCTATAAACCGCCAAAAGTGAATCATTTTGTTTGTTTTGACGATACATGGCTTCAATACGTTCGCTCATTTTAGCATTATCGCTTTCACATTTTTTAAGTATTGTTCGTTTGGTATTCTCACTATCATAGTATAAATAACCAACAACCATCAACATGCAAAATGTTACTGCAGCAATAGGGTTTTTCTTAAATTCGGAAAATGAAATTGGCAGTGTCATATTCTTCCCTGTCCTCTATAACGCTTTACTGGTTTATTATTCTTAGAATGAACACCTGGTTTTCTAGATTTAGGTTTTGGAGTCCACTTTTTAATCTCTTTTGTTTTTGCCATTTTTTAAACGATTTTTAATTGCTATATAAATTCCAATGCAGGACAATAGTCCTGCACTAGCAAATGAAAACCACTGTAAAAGAGGTAATGTTTGAGCTGCCATTGCTGACAACCATATAATCCATGAACCTACTAAAGAATCCGTTTCTGTTAAATTTTTCATTATTTTTATTTACTGCCTAAAAACATAATGGTATTATTCAAAGCCTTTTTAAACTTTTCACGTCTTTGAATCTTTTTAGTAACCTTTCTAGGTCCTCCTAAAGCAGCTTCTCTTTTTTTCAAATTCTCAAGTTCTCTTTGATTTAAACGTTTTTCGTATTCGTTTCTTAGCCCTTGATCTATGCTTTCATAAAGACGCAGAGTTTTACGATCCTCTTCTTCTCCTTCTCTAAAAGCAGAAAGTTGTTTTATTGGTTCAACGGTATTCTTTTTACCTTTAATTTCTTCTTTTGGATAAGGAAGAGATTTTCGAACAGGATTTTCTCCTCCTTTTTTACCAAGAGACATCGCTGAACGCTGATACATATGATCAATTAGCTTTCCTTGCTTTTTCATCAGGTCTGACCTCCTAAAGTTTTATTTCTTTTAGGGTTGCAAGAACCACCTCCTTTTTTAGGTGTACATGCTTTTATAATAGCTTTACCTGCTCGCACAGCCCCAGCCGCAGCACTTTTTGCACCTGTCTTTATAGCTCTACCCGTATCACGAACAACGTTTTCAACACTTCCACCTACTTTTCCACGAACAATTTGTCTAACTTGTTTTTTTGTTGTACTAGGTGATTGTAATGTCATCATTGAATCTTTATATGCACTTCTAGAAATTTCTCCATCGTTGTACATTTTTGTAAACTTTTTCTCAAGACCTTTGCTTTCTTTTTTAGCATCGGCAGTCGGTGTTTCACTTGTACTTGCCTTGTATCTTTTTTTAATATCCTCGTAGTTGTAGTTTTTTCTAGTCTTAAACTTATCACTAGTCGATTTTATTGATTCTGCTTTTACAGCTTCTTGAGTAGGGGTTGACAATTTCGTGTCTGAAGCCGGAGCTCCAAATAGTAAACCCTTCTTTGGTGGATCTTCGCCTCCGTTCTTTTT